CGAAAGCACCAATTATGTTATTGGTGTTATGAGTGATTCAGTTAGCTATGAAGAACTACCAGATCTATAAGGAAGTAAAAATGACTAAAGCAATTGTGTGGTCGAAGTACCACTGCCCATTTTGCGAACAGGCAAAGGCATTATTAAAACAACGAGGTATTCCATTTGAAGAAAAGAAAATTGGTGATGGATATTCTAAAGAAGAATTGTTAGAAGCAATTCCCACAGCAAGAACAGTACCACAGATCTTTATCGATGATCAACTCATTGGTGGCTTTACTGAACTAAAGGCACATCTAAATGGATGATAAAGATAATACAATCACTATAGATGTTCAAGATGAGTTAACTGGTGATATGTTTATAGATTCCACTAGTATGAACTCTTATAATTACTCCTATAGTACAACACCATCTAGCATTACTATTAGTAACGGTAGCGGTAGTAACTATGGTGCAGTCGGTAGCTCTGGTAGCTTTCTAACCAGCGGCTTGAATGGCACTAGCTGGAGCAACACAAATTGGAATATAAGCAGTAGTTCGTCAACTCCAGGTTTAAAAGTCTCAGGTGACGCAGAGTTCGAAGGCAAGGTTATGATAAACGGCCGGAATATCTCAGAGTTTATGGAAACTATTTCAAACCGGCTTGCCATACTCCAACCAGACCCTGCAAAACTAGAGCACTTCGCAGCTCTTAAAAAAGCCTATGAGCATTATAAAACACTCGAAGCTTTATGCGAAATACCCAAAAAAGAAGATAAGGAATAATATGTTAATTCAAAAACCCGCAGCCACCGGTGACACAGTGAGCATTAAATTAATTTCCGGTGAAGAAATCATCGGACGTTTAGATGAAGATACTAATGAGTATGTTAAACTAAACAGACCTAAGAGTGTTAGCATCGGCGCACAAGGACTGGGCATGATGCCATTTATGTTCTTGGGTGGCAGTGACAATGTTACTATTAAACACAGTCACATCATTGTAATGGTACTTGCAGAGAAAAGTGCAGCCGATCAATATGTACAGGGAACAACTGGTATTGCTTTATCGTAAATATATGATAGGAGATTAATATGCCATACATTCCCGGCACCGGCCGACTTACAGACGTTTACCATAGCGGCAACGTCTACGCTAATAATGTTCCCATAGCTCTCTGGCTATCGCCTGGCGGCAGCGGAACCTTTGGTGGGATCAGTGTGTCTGTATCAGTAGAGTTAGATCCGCTAGTAGTAGAAGAAGTAACCGCACAGGTTAATACCTATGTTGCTGCTCAGACTGGGCAACCTAATCAGTATTATAATGCGGCTGCGGCAGCTGATGGTGTTAAGGCCAACTATGCCGGCACTGTAGATGATGCTACTACTGCTACTGCGGCAGTATCAACAATATCAACTGATACTACGTTTTCTAGTCTTGTACCTTTCTTGACAAAATGCCTCGACGAGGCTGCACAAGGTAAGTGGCGCGAAACCGGACAAGGCGGAAAACCTAGTAATCCTACGATTACAGGCGTATGGCAGAATTTAGGATACCCGAGCAGTAGCCCTTGGACAACAGACCAAACGGCCTGGTGCATGGGATTTATTAATTTTGGATTAAAAAGTTGCGGATATCGATATTTCCAAACTGCAAGTGCGGCCGCAATTACGACCAGTCCGGGAAAATGGAACGCTACGCAAGTTCCTAAAGATCAAGCACAGCCCGGTGATATAGCATTTTGGAGTTATAGACACGTTAACTTTGTTTATACTGCCCAAAATGGTAAATTTACCTTTGTGGGTGGTAATCAAACCCCTAGTGGTGGAAAGAATAACCCAGATGACGGAGATATAACCAAATCTTATCCGGGCGGAACAGGTGCAAATAACGCAAATTGGGTAAGTTGCTGGCGTCCAAGTAAAATATAATGGTTGACAAACTGGTAAAAATCCAGTATAATAATAACAAGAGGAAGCAGTAATGCAACAAGGTAAAGTAAAATGGTTTAATAATTCCAAAGGTTTTGGATTTATTGTATCAGACGAAGGCGGTGAAGATGTGTTTGCACATTTTAGCCAAATTCAAATGGAGGGCTATAAAACTTTGAAAACAGACGAACTTGTCCAATTTGAAGTAATTAATGGCCCGAATGGTAAACAGGCTCAGAACATTCAATCTGTAAAGTAAGGAGTTAGTATGTATCAATATCGTGTTTGGGTTAGACTTAATCAGTATCAAACTGCTGACGTTGTAGTCAATGCTAACAACGATTGGGAATGTAAAATGCTTGCTGAAAGCATGTACGGTTCTGGTATGGTGCTGAACTATAGCAGAATTAATTAAATATAGTATCCGATAGGGGTAAATCTGCATAGCAGGTTGCCAAGGTGAAAGACCTTGTAGTTAGACGGAGACTCCACAAGCCCTACGGATTCCGTCAAATGTGTCAACGTAATATAGGGCTAAGGCGTTATATATACATCATGGAGAAAGTTATGAAGAAATTATTGACTGCACTTGTTTTATCTTTTGCCCTTGTTGGCACAGCGTCAGCACAACATAGACATCACGGCCATCATGGATATCATGGTCCAAGAGTAATCCACCATCATGGAGGAAATTGGGGACAAGTATTTGTTCCGTTGATCATTGGTGGAGTTGTAGGCGCTGCCATTGCAAATAATAATAGACCCATTGAGACTCCCACTGTCGTTGTTCAACCACCGATTGTACAAGGTTCTCCAATTATACAATGCCCACAAGGTACATATCCATTTGAGAACTTTGGTTGGGTTAAAAACCAATATGGACAATTTGTCCAAGCTATCTATATTGAATGTAAGTAATGGCCTACTCAGACAAGGTTATTGACCATTACGAAAACCCGCGCAATGTCGGATCGTTTGGAAAAGATGATGATAACATTGGTACTGGCATGGTCGGTGCTCCTGCTTGTGGTGATGTAATGAAACTACAGATAAAGGTTGATCATGATACAGGTATTATTACAGATGCAAAATTTAAAACGTATGGCTGCGGATCGGCTATTGCGAGTTCGAGCCTCATTACAGAATGGGTCAAGGGAAAAACACTTGACGAAGCCGGATCAATTAAAAACTCCGAAATCGCCGAAGAGCTAGCCCTACCGCCAGTAAAGATACATTGTTCAATTCTAGCAGAAGATGCTATCAAGGCGGCTGTGAATGATTACCGTAACCGACACAGCCAATAAGAAAATCCTACAACTCCTGTCCAAACGCGGCAAGGGTATTGGTATACGGCTAGGTGTAAAAACTACAGGATGTAGCGGACTTGCATATACGTTAGAATATGTTGACAGCTACATTGCCGAAGAGGGAGTTACTAATTTTGCTCAACCAGATTTTGTAGTACTAGTTGATGCAAAGTCACTTGCATACTTACAGGGACTTAATGTTGATTGGGCTCGTAATGGACTCAATGAAGGATTTGAATTTCGCAATCCTAATGAACGTGATAAATGCGGGTGCGGAGAAAGTTTTAGAGTGTAAATATAAGTTATTGCTGTATGAAGCAAAGAGAAAAGTGTTCTGGACGGGGGTGCGAATCCCCCCAGGTCCACCATAAAACACATTAGATACTAGGGTGCGGTCAGCCTCGAAAACTGATGAATCTAGTTGAGAACAGCGGAAAATTCAGCAGGATGAGTTCGTAGTGTGTTTTATAATGGGCCTGCATAGTTTCGACAGGGCAAAGAGTAACAGAGTGGACAGCTCGGGAAAGCAGAACCCGTAGGATTGGGGTAACCCGGTCGAAGAAGCAAAAAAAGTAACTGCAAATGACTCACATTTTGCCTTAGCGGCCTAAACACCGCTTAGGGTAGGAAATACCTCGTAACAGAAACAACCAGACCCGCTTCGGCGGGTTTTCTTTTGGTAAAATTATCGGTTGCAATAAAACCAGTTTTGTTATATACTGATAACATAGACATACACATTAGGAGGTTCTATGAACAACTCGGAATACACATTAACTAAAGTCAAACAACATTGCCTAGCCGATAGTGGTGACGAGCAGATTTGGACAAACAAGGGCACTACCTATCATTGGAATCGCGGCAAGGATACTGCAAGCGGATTGATCAACGGTGTAGTACGAAAGTTAGCAGGTATTGATGCATCTGATAAACAAATTTGGGTAGTTGCGGGATCACTCAAAATTGCACCTAATGGGCAAGTGCTTCGATTTACGGGCATTCCTAGCAAGGTTCAAAAAACATTTGAGCCACATACATCCAATACTGCTAATCCTATTGATTTCCCTGTTCTTGAAACAGCATGATATCTCTAAACTTCAGTCTCCGCAATCCGTGGAGCAATCGATTTAAGAACTTATGGTGCCGTAGTTACAAAACTCCGTTCAAACATAAGTTTGTTGAATTAGAGTTTACTAGAGACTTTACTCTAGTGTTATTCACTTGTAGTTGGACTGTACGACAAAGTCATGCCGGACTTGATTTAGAAGCTGGTCTGTTTGGCTATTGTATTCATTTTAACTTCTATGATAGCCGTCATTGGAACTTTGAAAAGAAAGCGTGGGAAAATTATGACAATGCATCTTGAAGGCCCATGGTTAAGTACTACGGGTAAACGTAAAGGCAAGATCAAATTTGCATCTGCCGAAGCTAAACGTAGGAGTGAACAATTGGATAAAGAATGGAAAGCTCTACTCAAACGTCAGGGCATGGAACAAGAAGAACGCAAACGTAGTCGCGGACTCGAATCTACCAGCCTATCCGGTCACTACTCTTTAAATATTCCTGCAGATCGCAGTAATGCACATATTAAAAGTTTGAACAGCGGATTGGGTGTCGCTGTATTAAAGCCAAGCCCTGTTTATACAGGAACTAAAGTCAAAGGTATCGCTACTATGCATAAGTCAAATGCTGTGCCAGTGTTTAGCGATGAAGAAGCAATTGAAATTTCTATGATGAGAAGAGGTTAATATGATAATTGATTGGACTTGTATTCCTAAACATACTATCAACTGTGGTAAACTAAATGACCCTTTTGATATTTCAATAATCTTAAAACAATTTAAGGTTCGAAAATATCTATATAGAATTGTATATAAAGGTATTGTTATCAAGTTTGGTATGAGTGCTGATAACTCGAGAAATTTTGGCGAAAGAATTTACCGACAAATTGGACACTGCAAGAGTTGGGACAAAAAACGACTCAATGGGTCTAGCGGATCAGATTGGCGTATCATTGAAGAGGAATTTTTTAATCTGTACGGACTTTATATTGATCATAAGTTTATCACAATTACTATCTATGATGTAACTAAGTATCCGTTTCAGACTATTTCCCCATGGGACGAAATCATTAGTATCGAAAATTCATTAATTGAAGATTATGTTGCAATCGTTGGTGAAAAACCCATTGGCAATATAAATGATGAATCAAATATCAAGCGTAGGCCTAAGATCTTGAAGACCACATGGGACGGCATATTTGGAATTGGTTAATAAATATTCAATGAAACCAACATTAAATGAAAAGTTCCTCGCCTACCTAGCACTGTTTAGCGGACTATTCCTATCACTGGTCGCAGAGTACTACAGTATTCTCGGCCTAACTTCTATTTTCTCCGCCGCAGTTATCCCTGTAGTTATCATGGGCATAGCATTAGGCCTGGGTAAAATATCAGCAACACTATGGCTCAAACAAAACTGGAGTATTGCACCGTGGTCAATGCGGATTTATCTATTCACCGCTATCATAGTGCTTATGATAGTTACGTCAATGGGTATCTTTGGATTCCTAAGTAAAGCACACAGTGACCAAAGCCTAGTAAGCGGTGATGTACAGGGTAAGATTGCAATATATGATGAAAAAATTAAAACAGCAAAAGAGAACATTGAAGCCAACCGCAAGCAACTTAAACAAATGGATGAGGCGGTTGACCAAGTCATGGGTCGCAGTCAAGATGAAAAAGGTGCCGACAAAGCGGTTTCAATACGCAAAGCTCAGTCTCGTGATCGCAGTGCGGTGGCCAAAGACATTGAAGCCAACCAGAAGCTTATTGCTACTCTTAATGACCAAGCCGCACCTATTCGAGCAGAAGTACGTAAAGTAGAAGCCGAAGTAGGCCCAATCAAATACATAGCACAGTTTGTCTATGGTGAAGCCAACGAAGGTCTATTAGAAAAAGCAGTAACTTGGGTTATCATTATCCTGATTGTAGTATTTGATCCAATGGCAGTAATTTTGTTGTTAGCAAGTCAGATTAGTTTCCAGCGGTTTCGAGAACAAGAAGAAGAACAAGCAGTTCAAGATTGGTTTGACCAAGGTCGAGAACGTGCTCGTCAGTTAGATAAAGAAGCGGCCATGCAAAAAATTGAAGAGGAAGTTGCAGAGGGTAACATTGAACAGGACCCTATTAACGTAAACAACGAACAACCCACTGTTACAAAATCTCTGTTAGAGCAACATCCATATCTTAATCAACCGTTTGCACATTTTAAAGATCTGAAACCAATAGTTTATAAAGCGGAGGGTGACAGCCCAAAAGGACCGGTTGTTGATGTAGTCTCCCCGGAACCCACTGTCACAGATACACCATTGTTTGTACAAAACGAAGAGCAAGCAGAAAGCGATCTTTGGACAAAAACCGCTATTAGCAAAGAAGAATATTTTGAAACCAGCGCAGCCGTCAATCTAGATCCCTACAACGATGCACCTCCGCCAGAAGTTGCAGAATACATTGAACTTGTAAAATCTAAACGCATATCCTTGCGTGATGTCCCCAAGGAGTATATAATGGCAGTTAAGGCAAGAATATAATGGACAATAGAATAACATTAATAACCCCTCCTGATTTTTTTGAGAATGAATCGTACAGCATTATGTTTGTACATCTATCAGATGAAGATCAAGCTGTAGTAAGTAAATGGCTGGCCAACGCTAATCTTACTGAGCATATTAACATTTATTTTTATGATCACGAAATAAGTTTAGAATGGTTTTTCTACGCATTGTCTAGATGTGACTACAAGTATATTGATCTAGGCAGTCTCAATTATGTCACTGCTCAATTAAGTGGATATATCCTAGGTAAGAAAAACACCTACTACAAAACCGGAGACGAAAGCAGATCCGCAGTTAGCCACTTCATCAATCAGAATCGGATAACTAAGATAGAATCATTCTTAGAAAGAGCATTTAATGACAAAATCGGAAACTAATCACAAATGTGATTTTTGCAATAAGAGCAAGGAAGACGTAGAGAAGTTAATTGTTGGAGACAATGCCGCTATATGTAACGACTGTGCAGAACTATGCATTGACATACTCAAAGACGAGAAAGTTAAAAATTTCCCCAATACACTTAAACTACTAAACCCCGTTAAAATAAAAGAGTACCTTGACGATTATGTTATTGGGCAAGACGATGCTAAGATTGCTCTTAGCGTAGCCGTGAGCCAACACTTCAAACGTATTAACAATCCCAGTAAAACAATCGAACTTGAAAAGACTAACGTGCTTATGTTAGGGCCTACTGGTTGCGGTAAGACTATGATGGCACGTAAGATTGCGGATTACCTAGACTTACCTTTTGCCATTTGTGATGCTACAGGCATTACAGAAGCGGGCTATGTAGGTGACGATGTCGAAAGCATTCTTACACGACTAATTAGTGAAGCAGATGGTGACTTAGAAAAAGCTGCTCGCGGCATTGTCTATATTGATGAGATTGATAAAATTAGTCGTAAAGGCGAAAGTGCCAGTATTACCCGTGATGTCAGCGGCGAAGGGGTCCAACAGGCCCTGCTCAAGATGATTGAAGGAAGTATCATGCGGGTACCTTCAACAAGTAAAAGAAAGCATCCAGGTAGCGACATGCAGGAGATTGACACTCGAAGTATCTTGTTTATCTGTGGCGGTGCCTTTGTGGGAATTGACAAAATTATCAAACAACGCACTGGAGCCAGAAGTGTTGGCTTCCATGCAAATGTAGATAACGTAGAAGATAACCCGGACGTGTTTCACGACGTAACAACTAAAGACCTTATTAAATTTGGATTAATTCCGGAATTTGTAGGCAGATTTGGATTGATTACCAATGTGGATGAGCTCACTGAAGATCAACTGGTCAACATCTTAAAAGAGACTAAAAACAGTACTATCAAACAATATCAGTACCTGTTTGAATTAGACGGCATTAATCTAGATTTTGAACAAGATGCCTTACGTGAAATTGCTAAGAAAGCTAAAGAATTAAAAACAAACGCTCGTGGCCTTAAAAACATTATTGAAAAGATATTAATGCCTTATCAGTTTGATGCGGTAGATCTTGTAGCTCGTGGTTTAAAATCAATTCGGATAAGTAAAGATACGATTGATGGGAAGCCAGCCATCATGGTTTTTGATAAAAAAGTAAAGAATGAGCAAAAATAACAAAGCAGGATTTGGCAATAAAGTAATCGTCGGCGATATGCCACTTAATGTCGCACTCCGTAAATTCAAACAAAAAGTAGAAGATTCGGGCGTATTAGAAACAGTACGAGCCAAGATGTTTTATGAAAAGCCCACCACAGAACGCAAACGTAAAAAAGGAGCCGCAAAGGCTCGCTGGAATAAGCAATTACGTGATCAAAGTTTACCTAAAAAAATGTATTGACTCTAGACTAAGGTCTGTTGTATAATTAACTAATAAATATTTTAGCGAATATTGATTAGAAAGGAGAACTAATATGCCGCAGAAAATTACAGCAGTCATCACCTCTCAAGAATTTGAACAACTGTTCGGATTTGTTGAACCAAGTGGGTTATATGAAAACTCACAATTCCGCCTAGTAATAAACAAGTTTGGTAGATGCTATTGGCTTTTATCAATTGACAATTTACAAGGACCCCGTTTCTCAGGAAACAATGTTTACTACCAAGGTAACAATAGTAGACTTATTAGAACCATTTATCCACAGGCCCGCCGCATTATTGATGTAGGTGCTAATGTAGGCAACAACACAATTGCCTATGGAGAATGGGCACAGTATGTAGAAAGTTTTGAGCCTACTCCTACTACTCTTACTATGCTTAAGGCAAATATTGAAATTGCCAAACTTAGTAATTTAAAAGGTATCTATTGGTCAGGCACTGATATTGCAGGATCAATCCATAGAGATGATACTGTTAATGACAGCTGGTTCTATTGGAAAGGTATACCGCAGTCAATGAACATCCATGGACAAATAACTGTTCATGAGGTTGCACTAACTAATAGGAATACCGGAACTATTGGAATACAGGATCATCCAGAACATGGTGGCCATAACTTTGCAGTCTACGAGACTACTCAGGTTAAGAAAGAAGAATTTATTGTAAAAGTTCCTGCAAGAACTATTGACAGTTATAACTTTGAAGATGTTGATGCTATTAAGATTGATGTTGAAGGCAGTGAATTATTTGTAATTGAAGGTGCTAAGGACACTATTGATCGATGCCGCCCAAGTGTACAGGTAGAAATTGTTCCAAAACAATGTAAGCAGTACGGGTATGATCCACAAGCATTGTATGACTTCTTTGCCCAGCGAGATTATGTTTGTGTATGTGCAGTCCGCAAGCCACTTAACAAGAAACAGTTTGGATTATTTTTTGGTAAGAATATTGGAATGACTCATCTGCAAATACCAAAATATATGGATAGGTTATTTGTTCCACGTGAAGTACACGAAGCTACTGACTACGGACTTATGGAACAAGCAGATACCGAATTTGAAAACTTATTTGATTTTGGTTAAACCAACGCTTGACAATAGTGCAAACTCGTGCTATAATAAACACATATTAACACAGAAACAGAGGTTCAAATGGCAACTAAATCGAAAACACCAGTACGCTGGTACAATGAAGAAATCAAAGACATCTACGGTGATGACCTTGATAGTATTCTAGGGCCGCGAGCCAATCGTCGCCCACTGTCGCAGGCTACTGATGCAGAAGTACGTAATATTCGTAAATGTATTAAAAAAGTTACAGATGGTGTAATTGCTACACACGATCGTGGCCTGGTTAAGTTTACTGACGCAGTACGTCTGGTACTAGAGCATCTTAAAAAGAGTATTGATCCCGCAACACTCAAGCCTGCATTATGGGGTTGGGAGTTGCCGTTATTTGATATCGCCAAGGCTGTTAAAGGATTGGAAACACATTCACAGGAAGACATTGCGCTTAACTATCGTGCCCAACGTAATATTAACGTTGTCCACTTGTTTAACCTGTTAGTTGATTTTGATTCGAGTCTAGTGTTTGGTGGCAAAGGCCGCAAAACTTCATCTGCAGAGATCTACATCAACGACGGACAGCATGGTTCTATCCTGTTAGCATTGGTAGGTGTTGAAAAGATTCCTGCACAATATATCGAAAGCGATCAAGAGTATCACGACTTTAATCAATTCATTGCTTGTAATATTAGTGCAATGATTGCAGACATCTACGATAATCATCGCAACCAACTTAATCGTGCTATACGCATGAATACAGAAGTCGGCAGTATCAAACACGAAGACCAAGTGCATTATGATCTACATCAATTGTTAAATCGTGAACACGTAACTCTTATCCCCCCACGTGGCAAGACTCCTAGTGACGGTGAATCAAAACATACTGCAAAGTTCTTAGATTACTTTGAAGAATTTGATGAAGAGATTTTCAAACGTGGTATTCGTATTATGCGTAATGCGTGGCCTACCAAGAGCGTACCACATGAGCCACTGTGGGGCCTGTGCAAACTGTTGAATAATCAACTCGAAACTGACAAGACTAAGATTCGTAAAATGGATCAAGCTATTGCATTAGCCCTCGGTGAGCGTTGGGATAAGCCAGAACAAGTTTGGCCAGAAGTCAACGCATCAATTAAAGGTCAATATCCTTTGAGTAGGTATCGGGATGCCGCAGAAACTAATACAGGTAATCGCGGTTACATGATTGGTGCGGCTATTGCTAGTACAGTTTTGAACTATGACTTGTATATTACTAGTCAAGCAGGTAGTCCACGGGGTCTTGGTGTTAGCCTTGCTCCAGTTGCTCGAACAGACGACGACTATGAGTTTTATCTTAGCATGCCTTTTATGACAGCTAATGGCGAAGTTTACGATGTAAACGACATGGAAGAAGCTGAAGAAGAATCTGTATGATTCCGAAACAAGACATCGACCGAGTAGACGAGTCTTTAATCAGTAGAACGTATTGGCGGCATTTTGATGCTAGTACGTATCTACGAAATGATCTTTACATGGAGTTTCTAAAAAGTAAAGAAAAACAGGACATGCTAAAAAAGGTTTGGGCCATTAGCATGAGTCAAAAGTGGGGATGTGATGCAGACGCACTTTATAAAAAATGTCCCGATTGTTGTCCAATTTTTAATACTCCCCTAGACTACGGTTTAGGTAAGAATACTATAGTTAGGAATGTCAGTGGCGAAAACAATGATTGGTTCCGTCCTAGCGTAGATCATATAGTAGCTCGCAGCCGCGGAGGTAATAGTAGCGATGTATCCAATATGGTTGTCATTAGTCTACGTGCTAACACGTTAAAGAATAATATAGAAACTCTAGAAGAATTGAATACCTTATATGAAGGTATTAAACATCTTTACTTTTCTTAAAAAAGAAAGTATAATAAACACATGGCAAAACATCTAATGATCGATATGGAGACTATGGCAGTCTCCCCAAGTGCAGTAGTACTGAGCTTAGGCGCAGTACACTTCAATCCCTATGGAAATGGATATGGCGACAAGATCTATTTTAAAATTGACCTCGATGACCAAGACAAACTGGGCCGTGAAATCGATCCCCGAACATTGGAATGGTGGGGCAAGCAGGATCCTGCCATTATGGAAGAAGCATTTAGTGAAGAAGGTCGTATTCCACTTGCGGATGCTATGGATCAGTTCCATAAGTTTGCATGGGGATGTGATGCATTTTGGTCGCACGGTGCAACTTTTGACTTAGTCATTATTGAAAACTTATACCGCCAACTAGGTAAAAATCTTCCCTGGCAATATTGGCAATTGCGAGATACACGTACATTATTTGATTTGGGCTTTGATCCAGACATGCCGCAGGGCAGTAAGCACGATGCCTTACAGGACGCTATTCGTCAAGCCGTGGGTGTACAAAACATCTACACTAAAATGAAAATTCGACCTAGGTAAAATTATGACTGATACAACGCCAATCCCCCCAATCCCTGGTATTCCGTCATCCCAACTACAGGATTACTATCGTGTAGGATTTGATGCTAACATTGGCGCAACTACCCTAACCCTTCGTGGAGATGCAACCAGTATAACACTAAGTTTAAGTTCGATGGAAGTTGTTCGATTGATTCGAATATTGGCAGCAACTCTTGACGATGAACTCGACATTAAATACTACGATGACGAGGAAGACGAGGATTGATATATGGACGATAAAAAAGTAAAAGAATTAGAATTGAAGATTAATCTGTTGCTAGCAGAAATGAAGATTCTTCGCGACCAGGTTAACTTGCTCAAACGTGAAAATAACCGTTCTAAGTCTAATATTACTCAAATCGCCAATCATATCAATCGTAAGTAATTTGGCTAAAAAAGGCCTATTATCAGCAATATTTTTGTTGACAAGATAATTAAATGACTATATAATAATAACATAGAGAGTAAATTATAAGGTAAGGTTCAGCAACATTCATAATACTATGAATCGTTAGACACTGTGGTAGAATCTGGAGCAGAGTGCGTAAAAACACCGAGCGTTGAAGGAGTCTATTGAAGCAAGACTAACAAGCACAGAGTGATGGCCTGTGTAAAATAAAAGCAGTCAACCACTTACCTGTTGAATATCCTAGGATGGATACAGCAATTTAAACATTAAACTCTGAACTAACTGCTATAGAAGATGGTCGCAGGACACAGTAGAAATACTGTTCTAGGAAACTAGACTCAAAGGAATAGACGACACATTGGAAAGACTTTGTATGTTGCTAGTAGCAGACACAATTACTAGATAGGCAACATGAATGTTGATAGGCTTGCGGAACTGAACCGATATACTGGGGAATAGGCAAGCAGAAAATAAAATACGGTTCCGCCCATCCTGCTTGTATAGGTTATATACAGCATAATTTTTTAATTTAAACGTAACCTGAAGGAAAATAAAATGAACGCATTTGTAGAAGCGGTTAAGTCCGTTCCAGTTGAATCTCGTACCGCAAACGGTATGAAGACTTTTGAATCTAGCAAGAGTGATCTTGTAGATTTGTTCTTTGCCATTGGTGCAAGCCGTGGTAAGGATTTGAGCACTCAGTTTGCTCGCGCACTAGCACAAGACGAAACTCTTGCTCTACGTCTTTTGATGTGGGCTCGTGATGTCCGTGGTGGCGCAGGCGAACGTGAAGTTGTTCGTAAGATTCTTTTGAATCTTGAAAAGACCAACCCTAAGGCTCTAGTCCGTATTTTGCCACACTTGGCTGAATTCGGTCGTTGGGATGACCTGTTGATCTTTACTTCCAAGGAAGTAAAGGCACAAGCATTTACCTTAATCGGTGATGCTCTGCGTGAACGCAACGGTCTAGCCGCAAAGTGGATGCCACGTCAAGGTGCGTTGGCCGCTGAAATCCGTACTTTCTTCGGAATGAGCCCAAAGTTCTACCGTAAGAGTTTGGTTAACTTGAGCAAGACTGTTGAACAAAACATGTGTGCAAACACATGGGATGAAATCAACTACAGCCATGTACCATCATTGGCAGCTAGTCGTTACCAAAAGGCTTTTAAGAAGCATGATGCCGTAGGGTATGATGCTTACAAGGCCAAGTTGGTCACAGGCGAAGCTAAGGTAAATGCCGCGGCAGTTTACCCATACGATGTCATCAAGGCTCACAAGTTTGGTGGTGACGCTACTGTTGTGCAAGCACAATGGGATGCATTGCCAAACTACATCGGTGATGAACTGGTGTTGCCAATGTGTGACGTGTCGGGCTCTATGAGCACCACAGTTGGTGGAAACGCTAACTTGACATGTATGGATGTTTGCGTTAGCTTGGGCTTGTACCTAGCTGATAAGAACACAGGTCCATTCAAGGACATGTTTTTGACTTTCTCTACCAAGAGCAAGATCGAAATCTTGAAGGGCGACCTGTTGAGCAAGCTGGCTCAACTACACAAGGCTGATTGGGATATGTCTACCAATCTACATGCGGCATTTGACACTGTGCTTGACTTCGCGGTTAAGGGCAAGGTCGATGCAAAGGATATGCCAAAGTATATCCTTATCATGAGTGACATGGAATTCAATCACTGTGCCAAGCACGATGATTCTGCAATGGAAATGATTGCTCGTAAGTATGAAGCGGCAGGATACACTGTTCCAAACATTGTATTCTGGAACTTGAATGCTCGTGCTGGCAACGTACCAGTCAAGCATGACAAGAAGGGTGTTGCCCTTGTTAGCGGATTCAGCCCTGCTATCATGAAGAGCATCCTGAGCGCTGAATCGTTGGATCCAGTCAATGTAATGTTGGCTACTATCAACGCACCACGTTACGCTGTAATAGCGTAAGCGGTTTAAAAGGACTCTTAGGAGTCCTTTTTTTGACTAAAATTTCTTAAAATTGTAATCATACTGTAATCATTTTGTGTTTAAATATTAATATCACTAACACAAGGAGACTTACAGTGAAAAAATTATTTGCTATTTTATTTGCCGCGGTGGCAGTATCAGTACAAGCCGCAGACATCACAGGTGCAGGTGCCACCTTCCCATTCCCAATCTATGCCAAGTGGGCTGAAGGCTACAAAAAAGCCACAGGCACCGGTATGAACTATCAGAGCATCGGGTCATCCGGCGGCATTCGTCAAATCAATGCCAAGACTGTGGACTTTGGAGCAACTGACGCACCTGTCAGCGGAGAAAACTTAGACAAGAATGGTCAAGTTCAATTCCCTGCTATCATCGGCGGAACAGTTCCTGTAGTGAACTTAGATGGCTTCAAACCGGGCGAACTACGTATCACCGGCCCAGTAATGGCTGAAGTGTTTATGGGTAATATCTCTAAGTGGAATGACCCTAAATTAACAGCATTGAATCCAGGCAAGAACCTGCCTAACGAAAACATCACCATTGTACATCGTGCTGATGGTAGTGGTACAACATTCAACTGGACAGACTATCTTGCTACAGTTAGCCCCGAGTGGTTGAGCCGAGTAGGTCGTGGTGCGGCAGTTAAATGGCCTTCACCAAATTCAGTCGGTGGCAAAGGCAATGAAGGTGTTGCTGCCAATGTGAATAGAATTAAAGGTAGTATCGGTTATGTAGAGTATGCCTATGTTAAGAAAAACAATATGGTATTTCTACAACTACAAAACCGATCAGGCAAGTATGTGTCACCAGATGACCTAACATTTGCCGCAGCCGCAGATGGCGCTGATTGGTTCAGTGTGCCTGGAATGGGATTGAGTATTGTGGATCAAAAGAATCCTAATGCCTGGCCAGTAAGTTCTGCCAGTTTCATTATCATGTACAAGAACCCTGCCAACAAGGCCAACAGTGACGAAGTGCTAAAGTTCTTTGATTGGGCATTTAAGAATGGCAAGAAAGATGCCGCAGACTTAGACTATGTAGCATTACCGGACAGTTTGACAAAACAGATCCGTGAGCGTGTCTGGTCTCAGATCAAATAAGATACTGAAACACAAGGCCGAAGGCAAACCGTTTACACACAAATGGACTTTGGTACAGATTTAACACAACTGTAATCTTACACACAGCAGGGCTACTTCGGTAGCCCTTTCTTTTGGATAAATATTTTATAGAATAAAAGGATAGTATATGACTGTAAGAAAACTCGTAAATAAAGCAGTATCGGGTACCGCAGAGACGCATGTAGGACGAGTAGGCGAAATATTTTATGATCCGAGTGGTGCAACTCCACTCCGTATATCTGATGGTACAACTCCAGGTGGTATCCCATTCGGTGGTGGTACTGCATTTCAATCATTCACTCCACAATTTAAAACTGTTACTGGCAATACTCTTGCTGGAACTGTTACTACTGGCACTTATGTTCTTCAAGGACTAATCTGCCACTTTAGAATTAATGTGAGTTTCGCTAATACTACTGACTTTGGTTCTGCAAGTCAATATCAATTTACACTACCATTCCCAACTGCTCACACTGTGACTATTCGTGGTGGAACTTTACATGCTCCTACCCCTAATGATGCAATTTATCATATTGCAGGAATTACAGATATTGCTGATTCTACAACTATAATGAAATTATATTATTCTGGAAGCGCAACAGATTTGGCTTGGAAATCTTCCACTCCAGTTTCTGCAACAAATACTGCTAGCCACTTTGATATCTCTGGTGCATATCAGATAGCATTACCAATATAAAATTTAACACAACTGTAACATTACACACACTCTAGAGCGATAAATATTGGTATGACGCCGAAAACTTATCGCTCTATCTTTATTTCTGACGTACACTTAGGGACCAGGGATAGTCAAGCAGACAAGTTAAACAACTTTCTCAAACACAACACATGCGAAACACTTTATCTCGTTGGAGATATATTAGATGTGTGGCGCATACAACAAAACAAATGGCGTTGGAAACAAAGCCATACCAACGTGGTTCGCCGTATACTGGGACATGCCAAACGTAGCACACGAGTAATCTATGTAGCAGGCAATCACGATGAATTCCTCCGTCCATTAATGCCATATGGTATTAATTTTGGTAATGTGGAAGTGGTTAATCAATTTGAACACATTGGTGTAGACACCAAACACTATCTAGTCACTCACGGCGACTTGTTTGACGGCATTACTCGACTAGCACCGTGGCTGGCATTCCTTGGCGATAAGGCCTACGACTTTATTTTATCTGCTAACAGCAAGTTCAACTGGATCAGGCATCGCATGGGATTTGGCTATTGGAGTCTAAGCAAGTATCTTAAAGTACGAGTTAAGAAAGCAGTGGACTTTATATTTCAGTTTGAAAAGAATCTAGTGGCTTACTGTAAAAAACGAGGATTCGATGGAGTAATATGTGGACACATCCATCACGCAGAGATTAAAGAGATAGATGGTATAGCATATATGAATGATGGCGACTGGGTTGAATCATGTACAGCACTTGTAGAACATCATGATGGACGTTGGGAAATTGTAACTTGGACCAAGGAGAATGACGATGTGGTTATTGATACTAATAGCAGTTCACGTGAGCAATCCTCAGGACGTTCCGGGAAGAATAGAACTAACGTTCAAAGATCAACTAAGCTGCGAGATGACCTTAGCGTCAATGAAATGGCAACTAAAGTTTAATAATTTTAAGGTAGAAGGACAATGCAAAAAACAATAAGTGATAAGATTACCATCGTGGTACCTTGTAAGAATGAAGAAAACTACATAGCACATCTGCTAATGCATTTACGTCAGCAATCCATAGGTGACACTAGAATTATAATTGCTGACTGCTCAACTGATAACACACGAGAAGTTATTCAAATAATGAAAGGTGAATTAAATGTAGAAATCATTGACGGGGGTCCCGTTTCATTAGCTAAGAATAATGGAGCACGCCTAGTCACTACACCCTACATTCTGTTCATCGATGCTGATGTGCGTTTCTTTAAAGACAATGTGATTCAAGATGCTGTTGACGCAATTGAATCAAAAAATTTAGATCTTATTGGGTTAAAAATCAAATGCTATGATCGAGACCCTAGAGCCAAGCTGGGATTCATTATTTTTAATACCATAAACCATGCTATGAAATATTTCTCACCATTTGCTGTCGGAGCATTTATGCTGACACGTAGAGACCGTTTTGAAGAGTTTGGCGGCTTTCCTGAGAAATTTTCAACGTCGGAAGACTACTTCTTGTCACGCAAGTACAGCCCAAGAAAGTTTAGAATTGTCAAACACCACTTTGGACAAGACAGTCGTAGATTTAAGAAGATGGGCTATCTTGGCATGGCCAAATACCTAGTTAAGAATTTTATTAACCGTAACAACAAAGCATACTGGGATAGTTTAGATTCATCTAGATATTGGAGTTAAGAATACTCGCCCGCTGACGGCGTACAATGTGATAAGTAGTCAGCAATAGGAACTTAGGTTCCTATTTTTTTGGATAAATCAACAGTCGACAGGCCTGGTTTTTTCATGTATAATTACTGCATACAGGCAAACACAATATAGAAAGTTTAGTCTGTTTAACTTAAAGGATAATATATGGTTGGAGTAATTTTACTCTTTTTGTTCCTTGCGGTGCTAATTTATTTTGGCATTCAAAGAATTCAAAAGATGACAGGTGCTCAGGCAGCGTTCTTGACAAAGACAGGAATGTATGCTATAGTTAGTGCTACACTAGCAATGTTGCTATTGTTTGGAATTGTATTTCTTTTTTAAGGACTTATATGATCAATGACATCTTGCTACGGCCACTGTATTTTGTTCTAGGGTTTAGTGTTTGTTTCTTTCTTTTTTCTACTGGAGTTATTTAAAATGAATCGTTTTGTAAAATTGTCTCTTATTGCCTCTGCTGTTGTTTTGGCAACAGGCTGTACTCGTATTGAGACAGGTGAGGTTGGTGTTCGTGTTGGCTTTGATAAGCAAGTTCAACCTGGTGAACTATTGCCGGGTTCGTTTAATCAAAGTCTTATTGGTAATATTCTTACATTCCCAATCAAGGATGTGAACGTGGTGTTGGAGAATATGACTCCCGTAGCCAAAGACAATAGTACCATGAAAGAGTTAGATGCTGTTGTTGTTTACAACATTAACCCACAAAGTGTTGCAGAATTGTACTCAACCAAGAACAAGAGTTTCCACGCTGAATCTAAGGATGGCGATACACTCGTGATGTACAATTACATTGTGCAGAATGCTCGTAATGCTATCTACAAGGCCTCTCGCAAGTATGAAGCATTGGATATGGCAGATGCCCGCTCCGACATGGAAAACTTCATCAAGGACGAGATCATTCGCAATCTTACTGAAGAAAAGTTGGATGGCTCTATCATGATCAGCCAAGTTCTTATTCGTAACGTAGTTCCAGCTGATTCAGTTGTAGCAAGTGCTAACGAACTTGTTAAAGCTAAGAACGAACTCAAGCAGAAGGAAGTCGAAGTTAAGACTGCTGAAGCTGAAAGTCGTCGTATGGCAGCATTGGCTAATAATAGCGGCAGTTCAATTGCATTTATGCAGGCACAGGCCATGTTGAACATCTCGGAAGGTATCAAGATGGGTCGTGTGCAGACCATTGTTGTTCCAAGTAACTTTAATGCACTGATGATGAACAAGTAATTAGTAATAAAAAGGAAAAGGGCCATTGGCCCTTTTCTTTTGACTATTTAAACCAACCAATTTTCTTTCCGGCTGCTTTGCGTTCTTCATACTCTTCAGGACTGCTAGGGTAACGTAATGCCCAGATTGCACAGAGTGCCATTCCGGCCCCTACGCCTGCAACTAGTTTCCAATTATACGTAGTAAACCATAAGATAATTAAACTAATGTCCATAGTAATAACCATGGCCCATTTGCCCGTTACAGGAAACACTCGCTTCTCAGACCAGTTACGTAGAAATGGACCAAACAGTTTATGATTCATAATCCAGTCGTGCCATCTTTTACTGCTCTTAGCAAAACAATAGGCAGCACCTACAGTAGGAGTTGACCAGGGAATTCCAGGCGTTACTACTCCAATGTATGCAATGCCCAAACAAATAAATCCCAAAGTCATCCAAATTGCTTTTTTAATTTTATCCATAATATGTCCTTTGTATTATTTACCGGCAAAAAATCCAATTGACTAGATACTGGTTTGACCAGTATAATAGTACATGACTACAAATGCATTCATCTTCAGTTGGGATCATTTGGGTATTGAAGCAATCGTGCCCATTACTCAATACGAGCATCACGACAAACAGAATCTCATCAACATGCTGAGCGATAAACCTACAGAAAGAAATCCGTTGGATAGTATCGTTCGAAGTATGTTATTACGAGCACGATTTAATACACAACGCCATTATGAAATTTATGCTGTTGATTGTGCAGAAGAGATGGATGAAAAGTTTTGGCGAGAACAGTGGGAAGACTATCCCCAAGAAACAGCCGACTTGATTCGCGAACGCGGTCATAAACTTTATAGTGATAGAGCCCTTAAAAAGCCAGTCATTATCTAATACACTCACAGTTTTACCTCTTGACAGATAAGGTAAAATCATGTATAATAAGTACATTAGGAGATACCATGATTGTGCATTTAGTCAGTGATTTACATTTAGAATTTGGCTACCAGGAATTGCCAGGTGGTGATGTACTCATTCTGGCAGGTGATATTTGCGAATACCGTACTCTAAAGAATGATTTTCACAAGACTAAATTGTTAGATCGTGTTCCGGGTGCATTCAAAGCCTATGACTTCTTCTACAGCGAATGCGCCAAATACAAACAGGTGTTTATGGTTATGGGTAATCATGAGCACTATCATCACCGCTTTGACAAAACATACAACGATCTTAAAGCCATATTGCCTAAAAACGTTATGCTTCTTGAAAAAGAATGCTTTGAGTATGAAGGTGTCCTGTTCCTGGGTGCTACATTATGGACTGACCTTAACAAAGGTGATCCTATTACTGTTTATACAATCAAGAATTTTATGAACGACTACAAAGTTGTACAAAACTTCTATCCTGAAAAGAGTCTATACTACAAATTAACTCCCGACCACACCTTTGCAGAACATCGAAAAACTAAAGAATATTTTAAGTTTATGCTAGAAGAAAAAAGAGACATACCTGTTGTTGTAATCACACACATGGCTCCTAGCTTTGCCAGCGTAAACGAAAAGTACAAACACGAGACCACAACTAACGGTGGATATGCTAGTGAGTTGAGCGAGTTCATTCTTGATCATCCTAACATCAAGGTATGGGTGCATGGTCACATGCATGATCCTGTTGACTATAAGATTGGTGATACTCGTGTGCTTGCAAACCCAAGAGGTTATACTCCCTGGGAAGATGGTAACGGGTTTGAACCTGGTCTGTACTTTGAGGTATGAACTATGCCTAGTCTAGCAGAATACTTTGAAGCCAATCGCCCTAAACCCAAATACAAGTTTGGGGATAGGGTCGAAGGTGTGTATATGAAGATCCCATATGTGGGCACTGCCTACACAGATAATATGCGTAATGAAATAGAAGGTCCTATGGTCAGTATCAGTCTGGATCTGCCTATGAAGATTGGCTTAGAATGGCACACTATTATTCGTGTCAAGTATAAAGATATTAAAGGTCTACGAAAATGAGTGAATTTGAAATAGTACTACTCATGATATTGATGTATGTGAATGGAGTGGTGTTTGGTTATATTGCATGGGCACCTGATACACCTTTCAAGAAAGGGCTAGTTGACGGACTGTCTTTAAAGTTCCTGTGGGGTAGAAAATGAGTGGTACTCCAACAAGCAGTAGTCCGGGCATAACAGGCTTTATTGAAATCTTTGAAGGCCGCCTGGCCAAAATGAAACTGCACCTCAAAGCTGAATTGGGCAAGGCCAAACACGAACGAGACCGTAAGATAATCAAAAGTCACTTGACCGATGCTCGTAAACTCACCAAGACACTGAAAGAAATGCGTAAAGCCAATACCAAACTGTGTCCGCATTGCGGAGAAAAGTTATGAACGAACGAATTCGACAACTTGCTGAACAGGCTGGTGACTATGTGAATGAAGTTTATACTGGCCCTGTTAGAAGTAAAACTCCTGGGAAGATTTGGGAAGATGGACATATAGGTTGGCATACACAGTTCAATGAGAAATTCGCCGAGTTGATTGTGCGGGAATGTGCCAGCATTGTAGATCTTCATGGTCGATGGGTTTTGTATGATAAACTTGCCGTAAAAATTAAAAAACATTTTGGAGTTGAGCTATGACACCATACGGATATATCAGCAAGCGATATAGATGTATCATGGGTCCAGGCAACTTTGAATTTCCTGAGACTGGATCAAGTGTGGAGAAAAAGCTCATGCCATTGTTTCCATGTTATCTAGAGCCACAATACCCAGGACAAGAACCATGGGGCGGGGTTGTTCCCGACATTGGATTGGTTTACTACTATACTGAAAACATTGGCGAGTTGGGCATAGAGCCTTTGTATCTAGGAGTTGAAGAATGAAATTATGCAAAGACTGTAAGTATTATTCAAAAGGGTACAGTTCACATTGGTGCCATGCACCCCAAAATGGATATTCTATAATTGATGGCTCCATTAATGCTAAATTTCCACACATAACACGCAGTAAACCCTTGCAGTATGCCGGCATGATTGAAGAAAAATGTGGTCCTGATGCACTCTACTTCGAAGAGAAACCTGTATCTAAAAAGCCTTGGTACAAATTCTGGAAATAACATGAACGAACGAATGAAAGAAGATTGGGACACCCAAGAACAATCAGATATGTTTGACAAGTTTCTTGACGACACATCGGATTCAAGGTCGCACAGCGTTATGACAGGTGCTTATGGTTACGATGAACTAGAATGGGAAGCATTTCAATATGGATGGAATGCCGCAAAGAAACATTTCGGAGTTGAATGATGAACGAACGAATTCGACAACTTGCTGAACAGGCTGGCTTTGCTTATGAACCTAGCCCAACATTACAAAAGTTCGCCAAGTTAATTGTTCAGGAATGTGTTGGTATTGCGGATGATTATGTGAAGGATTGTACCTGTGAGGAACATATAAACTGTAAACATCCTAGAAGTGCAATTGGTAGAAAGATACGTGAACATTTCGGAGTTGAAGAATGAACGAACGAATTAAACAACTTTGGGAAGAGGCTGCTAAAACAACTCAAAGTGATTCTTGGGAAGAGCAGACAAAGTTTATGGAACGGTTCGCCGAGTTGATTGTGCAGGAATGTATGAATCAAGTAAGAGAACAATATCTGCCCGTGCTAGAAGATGAACTTATGATGAAGGACACGCATTGGGATGGTTATGTCCAGTGCGGGGTTGATAGTTATGTGGCCATTAAAGAACATTTCGGAGTTGAAGAATGAGTTTTATTTTAGGATTCATTGCAGGTTACATAGTAGCAGCTATCATATATGCATACCGTTCAAATTAAGATTCAAGGACAACGACAGAATGAACCAACTGGAACAAAGCCGGATCTATCTCAAGCAATACTTGCAGGCAAGGCGTGACACTCCATGGATTGTGGCTCAACATGCCAGCATAACAGATCGTGCTGTGGACAGTCTACAGGATTTGGATGGCATGGCCGGAGATTGGAACACCAACCGTTCTT